CTCAGCATCGCCATACATCTTGTCAATGTTTTTGTTGAGTGTGGTGATAGTCTGCAAGTTAACTTGCACATTCTGCAACATAGTAGCGACTTCACTCATCTTCTCTTGAAGACCTGTGATACTTTTGGAAGTGACATCAAACTCCTCCGCTACCATATCCGAACCAGTTTGCAGTTCACTTGCTTTGCTCTGTGCCTCACCAAGTTTTACAGTCTTGAGTTCCTCATCAATGTCTTGGTGACAGGTAGGACAGTTCTCGTTGTTCTCATAGAACTTTGCTTCCTTGACAAGCGCATTGATTTTGGTCTTGAACTCTGACTTGTAAGAATGCAACTGCTGCAACTTCTCAGTCTTTATGTTCAGTTGTGGGCGGAACAGTTCTTCAAGGTTTGCTGCCTGTTCCTGATAGACAGCATTCTTGCTGACCAGTTCTTCTATCTCTTTCCTTGCTTCTGCAACGAATGAGTCCTTCTCTTTCTTTGCATCATTGTTTATCTTTGACATATCACGCAGATACTTTTTCTGCGCCTCGGTCTTAGTCTCATTTATCTCTATGGAATGATACGCTTGGTTTATCTTCTCCCTCAGTGTGCCTGACTGCTCTTTGAGTAGTTGGTTCATCTTAGAAAAGACATTGATGTCCAGAAGGTCTTCAATAACATCTCTGCGTTGTGGTGTTCCAAGTTGCATGAATGGAGTGAATGAAGATGAACCAAGCACGACAACCTGATGGAAAGTCTTGTGACTCAACTTCAGTATGTTCTGTTCAAGAACCTTTTGATACTCTTTGCTGTGGGAGTTCTGGTTCAACAGGACATCGTCTTTGTAGATTTCAAAGATTGCTGGTTTCAGTCCTCTCATCACCCTGTAAGTAGAACTACCTACCGCGAAGATTATCTCAACCTCAGTGCCTTTGTTGTTGATGCTATTGACAAGTTGGGGTTTGTTGATGTTGCGGTGAGACCTGCCAAACAAACCAAACGATATGGCATCCAACATGGTAGATTTACCAGCACCATTGTCTCCAACGATTAGAGTATGCCTGTCCTTGTTGAGATTTATATTTGTCCAGTTGTCACCTGTGCTCAGGAAGTTGCGGTATCTTACACTTTTGAACTTTATCATTACGCTACTTCCATGCTCTGTGCTTCTTTCATCAATTCTGATAGTTCCATCTTGATACGGTCTTTGTCCAATATCGTTTCTACATTGTCAACATACTGGTTCAACAGTTCGCCAGTGTCTTCAACTTGTAATCCTTCGTCATTCACATTGTCGCTGTTGAACTCTGAGAAGTCTTCTTGGATTTTTAACTCATGCACTTTCCTTTGCTGTATCCTATCAAGGAATCGGTCGAAGGTGAACGCATCGTTTTTGTTGATAACAACAACCTTTACGAATTTGTCGTCCAAATATTCCACAGACATGTTATTATAATCACACTTGGTATCATCATACCGTATGCGCTCAAACAAAGTGAGGGGATTTCGAACTGGAAGTAGTTCCCTACTCTCCGTGTCCAAGATGTGAAAGAACTTATCGTCGTGTGCATCATTCCAGAAGAACTCCATTTGCGAACCAAGATAGTGAATATTTTCTTGGTTGGATTTAGCGTGATAATGACCAGACATCACCAACTCAAAACGCTTGAGATTGTCCGAGGTCATTCCTTGTGTGCATGGGACACCGCGCATCATATCGAATCCGATAAGTTCGAAGTGTCCACCAATAACATCAGCAGAACAGTTCTTGAGAAAGTTTTGAATCTTCTCTTCGTTGTCCTGACATATCCAAGGCACAAGACCTATCTTCATACCATCATAATCAAGGACGCTTGGTTCCTCGACAATGTTTACCTCGTTGAGGTAGTGACCGAGCAACTCCTTGAGGGAGTTCAGGTCGTTGGTGTTCTTGTAGTATGTATCGTGGTTGCCTGGGATGATGTCCATAGTGATACCATCTTTGCGGAGTCTATCAAGAAACACTTTACGGTTACTGTTCAGTGCCTTGAAGTTAATAAACCTACGATTCTCGTAGTAGTCTCCGAGATGGATTATGTGCTTGATGTCGTTTTCTTTAAGATACGGGAAGAAAACATCTTCATAGAAGCGTTCCTGATACTTTATAAAGATATCAGAACTTCCTCTTATACCACAGTGGGTATCATTCAATATTGCGATTTTAATAAATTAGTCCCCAAGAAAATCGGTAAGGTCGGAGTCAGTAGACTTCCGTTTGTTTGAAAGTTTTTGCTTTTTGTAGTAGTCAAACTTTTGGTCTTTATCCTTAACTTCATCGATGCGCCTTCGCAAATTATCAACGAAAGACTGAACTGCCTTTGCTACTTCTGGGTCTTCATCGGGGTCAACCATGAACTCGTCAAGACCAGACTCAGCAATGTATCTTAGTTTCACATCTTGCTGCTTCTTCTCTTTGGCGATTCTTCGTAAAAATGCAAACCAAGATATCTGTGTAAAGTATCCGAATGCATTAGGGTTTCCCTTTCGGGTTGCAGCAGTCGCATCAAAATTAGCAAGTGCTTTAAGACAGTTCTCAACGCCATCCATCACCATCTCTTCACGATAAGTGTAACGAACAAAGTTGGACTTGTGGGATAGACCTTGATTTATCTTTAAAAGAGCTTCTGCAAGATAGTTATTAACCATCGGTGCGGGTTCACCTTTTCCCTTTGCTTCTTGGGCGATTAGTGCGTAGTCGATAACTGCTTGTGTGAAGACCTTATTATTGACATAATGAGGTTTTTCGCGAGGCTTTAACTTTACTTCTTTTTCTACTTTACTGGTCATACTTTACTTCCTTTATTACTCAATTCAATACTCTATTATAAGCATTTAGAGTGAGTTGTCAAGCGGTTTATGCGCTTCACTATTGTTTTGATAGATTTCTACTAGGTCTTCTCTTGAATAAGATACCATACCCTTGATAGTGGCATTCTTTGCATATTCGGAGAGGTCTGCCTTCCTGAACACCTTCTCAACAGTCTTATCCTTAGTATGGTCTTGTATGTAATACTGCGAACCACTGCCAACCTCTTCTAAGGTTGTGATTTTGCCGATGATTTGGTTAACACAGAAGTTTGAGATAGATTTTAGTTTCGCTATCGCGCTCTCTGGGACTTGACTTGAGTGGGCATGTCTAATAGTGAAATCGTCATGTGTCTTGGGTCTAATGACTTTCTTTCTAGGGTAGTCTCGCCTTTCCCATATTTGAAACACACAGTTGAAATTTGCCGTTGTCTTGTCTGGGAGAACAAACTCTGTGATACGAATGCTCTCATCGACCAGATGCAATTTCTTCGGTAGGTTGTTTGTTGCCGCAGGTTTGCAGAACATGGCAGGTAGGACAAGAGCAATGACTGATGACCTTTCATATGCATGTTGAATGAACTTCTTTGCTATTGAACCCCTTCTACCAAATGGGGGATTGCCTACTGTCAGAACCCTTCCTTCATTTGGATACTCGAAATCGAAAAAGTTCTGTTCCTTGATGTAATCCTTTTTGGGATTTAGATCAACTGCGCTAAGTCTGTCTTTCGGTAATAGGTCTGAAAAGGAACCAGTCCCAGCGGATGGTTCAACGATGTGGTCGAAATCATCTAGTGGGTAGTGTTCTTCGAGCAATTCAAGACAAGATTTAGCGTCAACAGTTTTTGTGTAAAACTGGTCAAGTTTCATATAAGGTTTAATCTTCAGTAAGTAGTTGAATACTCTTCTTGGGGGTGAAGCGCAAGACATTGCTGTTCACAACTTCAATATCAGGTTTTGCAGAGTCTTCATCGTCATTTGAGACACCGTCCATGTATTCAATGATTTCACACAGAGAACTTACATACTGGGCGGAAACCACTGGAGAAGGAACCGTGACAGAGACAATGCTGACAGGATTGATTGAGGTCATCTTATACATATCATCTATGTAAGAGACCCAAGGTTTCAGGACATAGAACGAAGTGCCTTCTTCGACTTCAAAATCCATATCGAGGGAACGCCTTTCGATTTCAAGGATGCAGTTTGCTTCTATAAACTCGTCATCCTCCCACTTGATAATGTTAGCGAGAACTTCAGTTCCGTTTGAAAACCTAATCTGTTGCACATTAGACTCCTCTTCTTTCATAGTATCACCTTGTGTATGTCAAAATCAAACTGCTCTCTCTTGTAGATTTTTATTCGTTCACCCGAATGATTGAGAGTGTAGTTCTTTCTTGATTCCCATTGTAGGTCGTCTGCGATGTCAATCAACTTTGTTGTGACTCCGTTGTCAGACTTACGCAGACCCCGACCGATTGATTGTAGAACTCTCACCTGAGACTTAGATGGTGAGGCAAAAATAATATTGTGCAGGTTCTTTATATTTATACCTGTGGAGAAGGTTCCCATAGAGGCAACGATGATAGCACCATCGCTTCCATCCACGATTCCTCGTATCGCCTCTCGGTCAGAGACATCTGTTCCGCCATGCACATAGTAAGAATTATCATTTATCTTCTTGATAGAGTTGTACAGTCCCTCGCCATGCTTTTCTACAAACTGGAACAACACCAGTGTGTTGCCCTTCTGCGTGACTGCGAGGTTTCGTATTAGTTTGTTGCGTCCTTCATGCGTAACAAGGTAGTCAACTTCTTCTTGGTAATTTAGTTTGCTGACTATCTTCCTACTGAGTTCTGGATACTCCACCAGAAGGATATCGATTTTTAGTTTAGCAAGCGTACCGCTGTCCTGGAGGTCGCGTGTGAAGGTCACTTGTTTAGTCGGGCCAAAGAGACCTTCAAGTACCAACTTGTTTACCAGCGTCCCGTCAAGCGTTCCTGTGGTGCCAAAACGATAAGAAGCGTTGGTACACTTGTCCATTAGAGTGGTCAAAGACTTTGCTTTGAAGAGATGGCACTCATCGCCAAACACACACCCGAACTGCTCAAACCAAGGTTGTCCCAGTTTGTAGACCGACTGCCATGTGGTGATGATAACTCGCTTGTTTGTTATCTTATCCTTTCCAGAATAAATCCGGTGGACTTGTTTCTCGGAGTCGTAACCATAGTCAGCAAAGTCTTTGTACATCTGCTCTACAAGTGATGTGGTGGGGACAACAATAAGAACCTTGCTTTCGTATTCTTCAAGGAACCATCGCATAAGATTGTAGATGATAAAAGATTTACCCGAACCAGTGGGCGATAGAAGTACTGCTCTCTTGCGCTCTATGGCATGCACAATCGCTTCGTACTGATAGGGACGCGGTTCAAACTTAGATTCGTATGAGGCAATCTCTTTGACCATAACTTGGTGGTCAACAGTATTTTTTGTGTTAGGCAGTCCATAGGCAGACTTCTTGAGTGCCATATGATAGTGACGGTCTGCACAGAAACGACAGAGTTTTGCATAGAGTCCCACATGCAGTTCACAGGTAAGCATATTGAAGAGTCGTATCTTGCCGTCCCACTGCCCTCTTTTTACGATGGGCATAAACTTTGCGCCTGGAACATCAAAGCAGAAATAGTCTGAGAGTTCTTGACGAATGTTAGGTTCGCAAAGGACTGCCATATGCGAATGGTTTTGCATCTGAATAGTTAGTACGTTGTTGCTCATCTACTTCTACTGACTCCAATGTCTCCAATCCTTTTTGTTCTCCTCGATCTCAATTTTGGTGATGTTATTCCAAACACCATCTGAGTTCAATTTAAACTTCCCGATATACTTATACGGTTGCGTATAGACTGTCCACTGGTGAGGTTCTATGATACTAAGGAACTCGACATCCTTCGACAGATTCTGCGGAGATGCATCCAAACCGAGATCAAATTCATCTTCAAGCACTACCACTTTCCTAGCATAAAGAAAGTAGACTTTTCCGACAATAGGGACGAAGGCATGCTGTGATTCATTCACCCTTGTTGTATCAACTGCCATCTCATAGAGTTCTTTTGCCTTCTCCTCAAACTCTCTTTCTATTTCTATCTTGCGCTCAGTCAACCAGTGAGATGCCTTGATGATATCGCTGTTTATTAGTTTTGATGAAGGGACAGTCATTGCGGGAAATGATGGATGTGTACCGTAATCCAGTAATGATTTCTTTTTCATGTCAGACTCCTGCCTCGAATTTCCTTGCTTCAATGATATTTTTAATTGTATTCGATCGCCATTTTAAGGTATCAACAATATCCTTTAAACTTTCTATCATTGTTTTATAATAGAAGACCTTTGACTCGCTATCAATAATCTCTGGGTCGGAGTCAGCATAGTACTTGAGGTCTCCTTTCATAACCTTTAGACCATCAAAGGGGTCGTCTGCCCACTTGAGGAAACTTATTTCTTCCTGAGACATCTTACCATTGAACCACAACCACTTCTTTTTAAGCAGTACGTTCTGTTTGTCTTCGGTTCTTTTTAAAAGAAACTTTGCTTGTATGAGGTATCCCAAATACTTAGAATGTAGTTTGGGAGTGTTACGAGATGCTTCATCTAGTTTATGCTCAATTTCACAATCCTGAGACCATTGCTCAAGTATATCATCTAAATCCATATGCTCTCTTTATGTTGCTATTTTAAAGTAATTATTTCAAAGTATGAAAATCTAAATTCCGCGTTGAAGGTTATAAAATCAACGCCAGAGTTTGTTGCTTCCATAGTCACATCACCTATGTTGACAGGGACGCAATCAATGTATTTGAACTGGATGTTCTTGTTGTTAGAGTTTGTCAATGCGTTCACATATATGTCTGAGAAAGTTGGTATCGGCCCTTTCGCCGCACTGTAAGTATCTCTAGAACTTATCTGTTCCGTATTGACTAGTCTCAACATCCATTCGTACATCTCAATGTATGAAGTAAAATCTTCGTCAAGAAGAATATCCATATTGAGTGAACCATACACCATAGTGTTTCCTGGCATTGGCACACCACCAACTCGCGAAAAGGGAACTTCTGCGGCAGAGTTGGAGGCACCTGGGTGACTAACTCTCTGTGCAAAGTATCGCAAAGACGGGTAGTTGATGCGGTCTATTATAACATTAAACGATGTTGGTTGAAAATAGTTAATGTTTTCTGAAAGATTATTCAATGTCTTTTCCTATTTGTTAGATACTATTATAAGCATTGAGAGTGAGAAGTCAAGTACTTTAGCAATCCCACGCTTTTCGCGACCAGTAGTTCGCTTTAGTTTTATCCTTGCCACCACCCTCAATACCAGCAGACCTTGCACAGTAGGATGCCTTGTTACCTTTCTTATCTTTTTTGATGGTCATATTGGGGTCACCGAAGTTTACCTTCTTGACCTTATCACCATCTTTGACAAATACTTTAGACTTCTTAACATCGCCAGCACTCGGTGAATTGAGTGATACAGTCTTACCTTGATAGGTTGCTTCGTTAAACTGTTTGAAAGATTTCATTTGCGCCCCTAAGAATCTTTAGTTTATCTGTTTATTTATACGATATGCGAGTGTCGTTCTGTTTATACCAGTAACTTTAGATGCTTCAGTGAGTGTGGCATAGTCAACGCCTTCGTAAGTTACTGCTCTGGCGCGAGGGTTTTCTGCGCCGCTCAATGTCAATAGGTTTTTACTATTGTCTGCCATCTTATACCATTTCTTCTTACCCTTCAGTGCTTTGCTGACCGCATCCTTCTGCTTCTGTGATGTTGTCTTGCCGAACATTCCATTCTTCTCTCCGGAGACTGCGGAACTTATTTTATCTTTGTGTTGCTGTGTCTTAGGGAGTTTGCGAAGTATTGCATTCGCCTCTGCATTGGTCACTTGCCCCAACAACATTCTGTGGGCGAGTAAGTCTCTTGCATCACCGTGCTCTTCGTAAAGGTTTAGGTGTGCCTGTGCGTGTTCCTCTATCGTCAGTGTGATGAGGTTGGACGCATCATCTGTTCCACCCATATACTTTGGAAGGATGTGATGTTTGTGTTTTGGTTTATCTTTTAGCAGCATAGTAATACATTATAAGGATTTCGGATAGGATGTCAAGTCTTTTATTTAGAGCATAAAAAAAGGGAACCAGAACTGGTTCCCCTAAAAGGTGGTGACTTAATGCGTCACTCTTTTTATAAAGTTGACTGCTGGGG